CGTGAGGTGGTGCTGAGCGACTCGAAGAGTGAGATCACCAATGAGGATAACAACATGCCTGCCTTCGAGTTTACGTACACCTATGCCCAGCGCATCCATGCCTATGGTGTGAATAAGGTGACGGTAAGGGCAGACGTTCGCCTGGCCAACGGCACTTTCAATGTGTTGTCGGCAGAGCTGAACGCGACGGATCATGACGGCAGCGTGTATCACTTCGATGTGTCACCATCGAATGTGTCCACACTCCTGGAACTGACCACTCAGAAGCTGCTGGCCTATACCGTAGAGGCTGGTACCAGAAAACAGGACTTCCGCGTAGTGGAAGACCAGGTACCGCCTGCACCTTCGCTGCTGTTCATCAACAGCTTCGGTTTCGAGGAGTTCCTGCACTGTGTGGGTACGCACAAGAAAGAGTCGAAGTATGACCGTAAGCAGGTGCGTGTCTTGGGGCGCCTGAAGAACTACCGCATCACTGAAGACCGTCAGTTTACTGCTAATACCGGCTGGCTGAATGAGGCTATGGCCGACTGGGCTGATGACCTGTTCCGCTCTGAGTCAGTGTTCCTGTGGGTGAATGGCGTGGTAGGCCGTGAGGTGGTGCTGAGCGACTCGAAGAGTGAGATCACCAATGAGGATAACAACATGCCTGCCTTCGAGTTTACGTACACCTATGCCCAGCGCATCCATAACATTTAATTGATATGAGCAGTAATACCAAGAGCGCCATACAACTGAAGGAGGCCCAGCTGTTCCTCGATGAGTGCAAGCGCACTCACGAGAAGGTGTGGGTGACGGCACTGAAGCAGAACGGTGAGAAGATGATCCTTGACGGATGGCTGGTGCAGAGCAGCTGGTGGGAAGCCGGCACACACGACTTCTATAACCCTGTGAGCCGTCAGATCCGCAAGGTACGTGATATCCTTATATTTGAGATTAACGGACACCCAGTATATATATGATGAAAGAGCAGTATTTTTTCGACATAGCGAAGGTGAACAACGTCGCTACCGACGCTGTTACCGTCGGTAATATGTTCAGCAGTCCAGAGGAAGAGACCATCCTTCCAGTCAAGGCCGATGACGGAAATACCTATGATGTGGTGGCTTGGGGTGATGATAACCAACTGCCTTACGATCTGAAGGAAAAGGTGGAGAAGAACTCAGTGCTGAGTCAGGACAAGTTCTTCAACGTGCTTACCTGCTACGGTCGCGGACTAGAGTATATGGACATAAAGTCTCTTGGACAGAAGGAACCATGGCCCACGAAGGATGTTGACGTGCGCCAGTTCCTGATGCGTAACAACATGAAACGCTTCTTTGCTGAGCAGATTACCGACCTGAAGTATTATTTCTTCTGTGTCTGCGTGGTCATCATGTCGAAGGACCGTCAGAAGATAGTGCGCGTGGTGCATAAGGATGCCTGCCATGTACGCTTCCAGAAGGCAGACGACATGGGATGCGTTAAGAATATCTTCTTTGCCAACTGGAAGGATAATGACAATCCTAAGAATGTGGAGGTCGTTCCCCTGCTCGATGAATATGACCCGCTGGGGGATCTGTTGGCACGTACAGACAAAGAGAAAGACCCGCTGGGCATGTTCAAGGTGGCTCCTCCCAAATACCGTAAGTTCGCCATCGTGTGCCGTATGCCGACAGTGGGCTGTCAGTACTACCCGATACCATACTGGAGCGCCACGCTTCGTGACGGCTGGTACGATATCTATGGCCTGCTCACTGCTGCCAAGAAGGCAAAGATCAAGAACGGCCAGAATATCCGATATCATGTGGAGATAAACACGCAGTTCTGGGAAAACCGTGCCCGCGAGCAAGGCATCTCATTAAACACTCCAGAGTTTGTGCAGATGAAGACGGAGTTCATCAAGCAACTGCGTGATTACCTCGGTGGCTCGAACAATAGCGACAAACTGATATGGAGTGAGTTCGACGCGCTGATGGACGGCAAGGAGCGCCATAACATAAAGATAAACGTGGTGGACACCTCGAAAGCCGGCAATGAGTACAACGATGACGTGGCCGAGGCCTCTAACGTGCTGGCCTACTCGGATAATGTACATCCTAACCTGGCAGGTGCTACGCCAGGAAAGAGCCAAATGAATAACTCGGGCTCTGACAAGCGCGAGCTGTTCACCATGAAGCAGGCCCTCGAGACCATGCCACACGATATGATGATGGCCGTGCATAACACCATCATCTACTATAACGAGTGGCAGAAAAAGGTCTATCCTGACGTGCCGATGATTCTGCTGACCACGCTGGATAAGAATACTGATGCAAAGGAAGTGACAACTAATAACGGAGGAAACGGAGATGGATCTGAAGACGGAAATAACTAAGACTGTATTTGAGACATACGTCCCTGCAGCCAAGATGCCGGAAAGGAATACGAGCGTGTTCGAACGTCTGGAGGCATCTTTTCAGACTGCGTATTTTATGATGGTTCGTAACCTGGTGTCGCCGGAGTTTGAGACAGCCATTGACAACAATGCCAACCTCAAGAGTCTGGCCATACCCCTGGTGTGTATAGATGGCTTCGTGCGCACCTGCCGAACTCTTGACCTGGTACTGACGGCCACCGGTTTCGGCATTGTCTCTACCGAGAGTACGGCACCGGCCTCGAAGAGCCGTGTGGATGCGCTCATCGAGGAACTGAGTATTCAGGAACTGGACCTAATTGATGAGATGATCCAGGAACTGATAAAGGTTGATGGCTGGGGACAGACAGAGCAGGCCAAGAACAACATTCCTACATTCTTCTACCGTCCACAACAGTTGAAGACGCTTTGTGGTAAGGTGCTGACCACGCAGGCCTGGCAGTTCGCTAAGGGCTGTGCCGTGACAGCCAGTGCCCTGCTCTGTAATGAGATCAGTAACGAATACATGGATGAGCTGCTGGAAAAGTTGCGCACAGGCTCTACCAACAATGCTGATATCATCATCATAGACAAGAGCCTGCGCTTCATGGCTGACTTCATCTCGAACTATGAGCAGACGAAGGGCTGTCCTAATGAGGCCATGCTTCGTCAGATTGTGCATCAGCTGGAGTCCTATCGTGACAGTTATCCTACCTACTGCAGTTCTAAACTTTATGCCAGTCGCCATGCCGAAAGATACAAGAACAAGAAAGAAGATCCCACATTCTTCTTTATGTAGGGAGATGTCCTTCAAGGTGCCTATCTGCTGGAAGGAACTGACAGAGCAGCAGCTGCGCCATGTCATCAGGCTGCTGTGGCTCTCTCAGGAACATCCGGAGCTGCAGTCGGCCATCATGCTGTATCTCTATGGCATCAGGGTTGTCAAGCGTACGGATCAGGGTTGGTTGTGCCAGGAGAAAAAATCTGGAGACCATTTCATTATCGATCCTGATGTCATGCTGTCGATGAAGGAGAGCGTGGACTGGGTGCTGCAGCCTGAGAAGATGGATGTGCGCATCGAGAGGGTAGGGCGATACCAGGCAGTGGACTTTGAGCTGAGGGATTTGATGTTCGGTGACTACCTGGCTTGTGAGAACTTCTTTCAGGCCTTCCTCTCCTCTCATGAAGAGGTGCGGCTTGTGGAGCTGGCCAGGAAACTGTATCAGGTTCCTGACAGTGTGGAGGAAGTCAAGTTCGAAAAGGAAGTCCTTGCCGGTGCTTTCCTCTGGTTCAATGCCGCTAAGCAGGTGCTGGGTGAATGGTTCCCGCATTTCCTGAAACCTGCTGGAGAGGTGGGCGGTTCCGGTACCAGGGAGAATCAGCTGGAGAGCACCCGCGCACAGATACGACTGCTGACAAAGGGTGACGTGACCAAGCAGGATTATATCATGAACCATACAGACACGTGGACGGCACTCGGTGAACTCGATGCGCTGGCCATGGAGGCTGAAGAGATAAAGCAGAAATATGGAAAAAAGTAAGTTTGATGCCGTCCGTTATTTCACGGACATGACCGACAGTAACAAGCTGGCCAAGAAGAGCGGCTTCATTCCTGTTACCATCTCGAATACCGACAACCTCGAGGGACTGATGGAAAAGTACAGGGACAATGACCGCTTCGTGGCCATCACAGATACCAGTACAGGAAACCTCGCTTCGCCAGACGGTGCTTACGGCTTCCAGAAACGCAGGGCTTATACGGTGTTTATTCTCTCGGCATACGAGTATGGGAACTTCGATGCCCGTCAGACGGAACTGGACCTGTGCCGTGAGCTTTTCCACCAGTTTGTCTCGAAGATCATACATGACAAGTATCAGTATGAGGAAAAGCAGATGTACTTTGATACCCACGCCATCCCCAACCAGGAGATTGGCCGTTACTATCTCTCAGGCTTGACAGGCCTGCATTTCACACTCTATACATGGGAACCCATAGACTTGATATATGAGACGGATCAATGGAGCGAAGATGCCGGAGACGGAGGAGGAACTTCGCCAGTGGGAACAGGAGTGGAGTGACATGATGGTCACAATATGGACTGAGAACATCGAGCGTCTTGGTATCGTCGATACCGGTAACCTGATGCGCTCGCTGACTGGGCGCGTGGTGGAAACCACTGGCCAGAAGGAGATGGTTCATGAGTTTGCCCTGTACGGTATCTATGTGGCTCGTGGTACCGGTCGTGGCTATACGCCAGGCAATCCCGGTGACCTGCCGTTCCTGTCGCAGTCGTACCGTGTGGAACATGGTCTGAACAAGCCCAGGAAGGTTGGCCCTGCATGGGGTGGAAAGGTGGCCGGTGGCCATCCGCTCAGTAAGAAGCGCAACTGGTTCCTGCGTAAGTACCTGCGTTCGATGTATGTGCTGGCAGAGACAGAGCGTAACGTCTATGGCGATATGTTCATGGGCAACCTCTCTAATGTGCTCGAGGCCATCCTGAATGGCGGTACCGACGAGAACAATAAATCTACGCTCCTGGATCGTAACGGCAGGGACATGAGTCATGTGCTGGCCAACTTCTAGTATTTTCATGATTCTGATTCAGATGATATCTTTGCAGTAAAACAAAGCAGCATGGCACAGAATACCACACATATGAGACAATGGTTCGAGGGTATCCGCGATGAGCGCGTTACCCATGCCAATACGGATACCCGTATCGGCCAGGCCTTCCTCATGCTGCTGAACTACCTGCTCGATCCTGACACGCCTTTCCTGCGTAAGGACCAGGAAGACCAGACAAACTACCTGCTTCGGCTCGTTGCAGGTGCTTATATCGGTGAGAGCGGACAGATCCGGCTCAACCCCGATGGCTCCATTACCTGCCAACGTATCAACGTGCTGGGCAGCGCCATATTCAATGAGCTGGTGTTCAACCACCAGAACGTGCTGGAGGGTGACACCTTCTTTACTGATAAGGGCATCATCGAGGAGGTGGAATATCTGGGTGACGGCCAGTACCGCCTGACCATGCGTAAGGAGTATGAAAACGACCAGATAACCTTCCATGCCTACGATGTGCTGCGCTGTGCGATGAACAACCTCGATGTGGGCCGTACTTACAAGACCAGCTGGATGCGCGTGGACTCAGTGGACCTGAATGCGAACACGATGAATGTCACGCTGTATGATGGTGAGGATGTGCCGGGAGGCGTGAACTATGCTCCTGAGCCTGCAGCAAGACTGATACGCTGGGGCAACCAGGCAGACAGTAGTCGTCAGCAGGTATTCTTCATCAGCAGTGTTGACGGCAGCTTCCTGTTCCTACAGGGCGTCACACAGCCCATCGTTGATGACACGAACTACTCTGCCTTCGTCGGTCTGCCCCCTGACCTTGAATGCCTAAGGAACCTGCCGATCAATACCCGTCAGGCCTATATGTTTGCCCGTGGCCTGATAGTCCAGGATATCATCAAGATTGACTATCTGGGCAATCCTGAATATACGGCTCGCGACTGCGGTACATGGCAGTCGGACAGACAGTATATTCACGGCTATGATGATGTGGCCAAGGGCTATTTCTCTGACCGCGTGTGGTGGGGTGGCTGTCTGTGGCAGGCTGCCGTTGCCTTGCCAACAATCGGCAGGGAACCACGCTATAATAATGCCGACTGGGTGTGCCTGATGGGCGGCATGAACATGTCGATGGATATCGTATCCTCTGCCGGTGACTACTTCCATGCAGGAAAGCCGTGGCAGACCACACTCGTTGCCTCACTGTGGAATGCGGAGATGCAGATCTCAGAGGCCGAGATTGGCAGGAGTAATATTACCTGGCAGAGAATGAGCGGTGACGCTCAGAGTGATATCGCTTGGAACATCCAGCACGCAGCAGGTACGCAGGGCCTGCAGCTTTCCTTGGACTCGACCGTTGACGTGCCTTTTCCATGGGAAGCAGGTTGTGAGGTCAGTTTCCAGTGTGACATCTACCTGCCGGAGCATCAACAACACTATAGTACTCAATATTCAATTCTGATGTAAGATATGAAGATAAGGAAAAACCAAGGCCATGTGGTCTATTCGCCTTTGAGTGCCGTCTTCCAGATTCTGGAGATGGGTGGCTCGTTACTGCAGAAGTACGATGCCACGACCAGCTCTTTTATCCCTAACCGTCAGGCAACGCCTTTGGTGCTGCAGCCGTCGCTGATTCTCAGCGATCCTGATGGAGTGGTGAACACGGCCGACTATGTGGCACAGATGAACAGTGTGGTGTGGTCTGTGCAGGTCATAAACGGCAACGCCGTCTCAACCCTTCCTGCAACGACTCCGACAGACACGTTCTACGTCATTGACAGTGTCACGAAGCGTCTGACACTTTATTATAATGTCAATCCGAATGAGGTGCTGCACATCAGCTTCTATGGCCTGTATACGGATGTACGACGTGGTGAGGTGCTGGAGTTCAAGTGGGAGCGTGACTTGGGATGTGAGGCCCAGACAGACATGAACGTAACGCTCGATACAGGAAAGTGGAGAGGTAACGTGCTGCTGCTGCCCATGAAGCACTGGGGACAGTTCGGCATTCCCGTCCAGCTGATGAACGGCAGGGATGCCATTCCTGACAACCGCTGCACCTACCAGTGGCAGTGGTGGAACGAGTCCACGCACTCCTGGAGTGAGGACTTCAGCGAGCAGCCATGGCTGGTGAGCGGTGAGCAGACAAAGGAGATCGTTGTTGACCAGGACTACATCCAGATGGTTATCCTCAGGGTGAAGGCCATCGCCTTCGGCAATAATGCCACAACACAGTACTGGACTACGAAACTGCGTCGCTGGTTCGGTCAGTTTGACTATGACGTGGAATTCCTGCGTGGCAAGTACGTCTTCCATGATACGAACACGGTGGTACTGAATGCCTGGGTGGCCAATGCCAAGGGTATCATCAGCAACCCTTGCAAGTACTTTGATCTGGAGCTCTTCTTTGCCGTTGGTACCAACGACTTCGAGAGTGTCGGCTATGGCGAGGAAGTCACCATAACCAGGAGTGACCTGCAGGATGGCCAGCCAAGAGCCGGTATCCTGTGCCGCGAGCTGAGTGCCATGCGTGCGCTTTGCCTCGACGACGGGCGTCCGCTGTGCATGGACGATGGCAAACTTATATTCGCACAGTTCCCAACAAAATCAAGAGAGACGACATGAGCAAACTAAAGTATTACATCATCAGTGCCGTGGATGCCCACAGGCTGGGCGTGACGACATACAGAGAGGGCAATGAGTCGAAAGGCTATCTGGTACATTCCGATGATTTCTCCTGTGCCACAGAGGACTTCATGGAAAGGGCAGAGGCCGTGACGGAAAAAGAAGCAGTTGAATTTGTAAAATCACTTAAGCAATGAACAACGTATCGAAAATCAAGACGCTGTACGCCTACGAGGACGGCGACACCATCACCCCGAGAATGGGTGTGCAGATTGCTTCAGGTCATGGCCTGCAGCAGTTCTATAATGCGGAAACGCATAATGTGACCAATACGGATTTCTCCACGTACCATGCTACTTTGTTCCCACAGCCATACAGTAGCAAGGCTGGTGCTGTGGTAGAGCCAGCTGCTGGCGGCCAGTGGTATTTCAATAACATTGCTGACAATGCCGGTATCCTTGACGCTAACGGCGTGGTCAAGCAGACCTTCTCTGACCGCTTCGAGATAACTACAGTCCAGTTGAACGGAAAGACATTCCCTGCCCTGACCATCAAGGCCAACCTGGTAAACAGTACCAACATGATCAGCACGGATATCTACATCTATTATGTGGGTCAGTATGGCGGTAAGCAGTTTACCTGTGAGCAGTGCATCCCCGTTCAGAGCGTTGTGGGTGATGCCTACATGCTGATGGTATCTGTAACAGGTGCCAGCGGTCTTGGTGATGAAGTACTGTCGGATGATAATGACTATATCCTCTATACAGCAGCACTCCAGATGATGTCTACTGGCACGAATATCAATGCCGCTGTCATCAGCTTTGAGCACTTTAACAATGGTGTCTGGAGTCCTGTCACCAACAATACTGGCGTGACGGAGGTTAACGCGGCTAACGGTACGCTCAAGATATATGAAGCTGCTGTTAACGGGTCTGAACTATTCAGGGCAAAGGCCGTTTACAACGGTAAGACCTGGTATAAGGTTCTTAACCCCACAGATGAACACGATCCTTATTACATCGTCGACGGCTGTTCCATCGATGGTGATATGGTGAAGCGTGGCGATACCGTGACATGGAACCCGAAGGTGTTCAAGCGTCACAATGGTATGAACGAGGAAGATGAGGATGTGACCGCCAGCGAGGGCTGGACGTTCACTTATAGCCTGGTTGCACAGAAGACAGGCGCTGTCATTACCGACTTCAACCAGAACGGAATTACCTTCGAGCGACTGAGTGCCCATGGAGGTATAGCAACTAGAATACAAGCAACCAGATCATAAGAGATGAAAGTTTCAAAAGTAAAAACCTTGATGCCGGCTCCGGAGGCTATCTATTACTACATCACTTCAACCGTGATGGAGATAAAGGCCAATCCGGATGGTGTTCCTGTCACTCCCAGTACTCAGATAATAGTCAAGGAATGGAAGAAGGTAGGGAATACCGATGCCGTGGTGTCAAGTGACTTGAAGCTGAAACTCTATACGGTGCTGAATGGCACGAAGACTACTTTTGGCCAGAACGACTGTGCCCCTCAGTTCAATTTCACGGCTGAGGTGGCCAGAGGTAAGGACAGTGTCCTGGCAGAGCTCATCGATAATTCCGGCAATCTGGTTTTCTCGCTGAGCATCCCCGTAAAGCGACAGGCTGCTGCCACCTATGAGATAATCCCAAGCGTGACAAGTATCAGGGCTGACAAGGATGGCAACATCCTGACCGGTGCTATCGAGGTCTCTGCCTGTAAGACCGTAGAGGGTGTAAGAAGCATCTGTAACGTAATGGCATCGACACTTGTTGTTGCAGGGTCGGAATACGAGGGCTACTGGATACAGTACAGGATCGATGATGGCTCCTGGACGGATTGCCAGCAGGTAGCTATTGGCATAGGAATACAATACCTGCAAATGGTTTACGGTGTTCCTGCCTCTGCTGTAAGCACCATAACAAGTGGTATTGAGTTCCGCTTGCTCTACGGTACATCGTCATCCAATAGCGTATTGCATAGGACGGGCGCCCTTCAGGTCGTAAGGAACGGCCAGACGGGAGAGAGGGGCAAGACAGGCCGCTATTACTACTATGACGGCTATTTCAGGAACAATAAGGAGTACACAGCGACAGATCATCAGGCTCCATATGTTGCCGTTGACTTTACGGAAACGGTCAACGACCACGGTGTGCAGAGACAGGTGGTAAGGACTGAATACTACATGCTGGTTGCCGAAACGAACAAGTCTGGCAGCAATTACCTGGAGCCAAGAACGACATCTGGTGACGATGTGTGGGAAAAGATGACCACTGATTTCAAGTGGTTGATAGCTGAAGCCATCTTCACGAACTTTGCCAAACTCGGTTCTGCTGTTTTCTCCGGGGACTGGATGATATCACAGCATGGTACCGTGAACGGAGCCGCTTCAACGAACTTCGAGCTGTTTGATGCCAACGACCCTGAGGGACTGACTTCTGGTAACTTCCGTCCGAACTATGCCGTTGACCTGCTTACAGGCAGGGCATACTTGAATGACGCTATTGTAAGAGGCGTGCTGAAGGTGATGGCACTGTACACAGTAGAAGGCGCCATCAAGACCGTGAATGGTAACAAGACCATCGATCTTGAAGACAATCCTGGAAACTCTTACGTCCTTCCTGGTGATGAAACGGTGTACCTTCCAGACCCGACAGCCTATGAAGGCCTGTCCCTGACCATCCTGTTTTCTGCCGGTTCGGTACTGGCATACAGTGGCGGTTTGTATATGGCTTACTATACAGGAACCACCAGGTCCACTGTTACCCAGAACGGAATGAGTTTCGAGGCTGCTCATTCTGCGGAAGGCCTCAGTGTCCTGACAATCCAGTCAATAAAGGCCTACGGGCCTAACAGTGGTACCAAATGGGTAGTGACAGGACAGAGGGGTGTACTGGGAATCAGAGGCACGATCAACGGAGTGGATAACTACCTGGTTCTCCCTGACGGACATTTGCTGACATAAAAATAACTCTTTAATCAATATTGATATGGATAAGATAGAAATGAAAGATCTTGAAGGCCTGAACGTAGGTGCTCACACCTACATTATGGGCTATGACCGTCTGTCTGGAAAGACTGGTCTGATTGGTGTGTCACAGATAAGCGGCAACCTGCCCTGGTTTGGCCGCAAGTGGCCGAAAGGCAACTCTTCGCCTGTAGGATCTCCTGTTGGCGATTTTGACCTTGGGCAGGTGTTGGCAAAGCAGTTGGGCCTGGGTGGCTATCTTGTGCAGAACGACCACTCCAGAACGAAGCTGTCTGCAACTAACCACAACCTGCTTGAGAATGGTGGCGCTGCTGACCTGACAGGTGCTGCAGGTCATTACCAGTGGGGCTGGAACGTACCAATGTACTATCAGAAATACGAAGATGACAACTTCGTGTATGAGACCATTTCGTTAGGAGGCCCACGAAAGGGATTCTGGAACAACTACATCCCCATCGGTTCACGTTCTTGTGCCGGTTATGCCACTATGGACCGTACCAACACGAAGTTGGTGAGCTATGTGAACGACACGGCCCAGTACCGTGGCGGTAACAATGACTCGACGCTGGATGCCGCTTATAACTCCCAGCTGTGCAAACCCGCCACGAACATGGCCATCAGCGCCTTCCGTACGGCAGCACGTAAGAACGGCACGCTGTGGTTCGCTAACGAGCGAGTCATGCAGTTCGTGACAGCCATGCTGAAGCGTATCATCTTCGGCAACAGAAACATTCAGGCAGCCTTCAACGCTACGCTTGACGCTAACGGTTTACGCCAGGGTGGAACAGGCCAGGGTATCGACATGCCTACGAACTGGGACGGCAACTTCCACTATTACCCGTACATCCGTCTCGATGTGGGTATCAGTGATGGTGACAAGACAGGTCTGATCAGCACGACCATTACGGAGAACGGCAGCCAGAAGACCATCGATAACATCCCGTCTTTCTATGGTCTGAAGAATGACTATAAGTATCTGGCCTGCATGAGTGAGAACATGCTGCTGCAGTGTAACGCCGACAAGAGTCAGTCGCTGTTCGTTGCAGACATGGTTGACGGTTCGAACATGAACCTAGAGAGCGTGTCAGGACTGAGAATGATTGCCAAGGGTCCTGTTGCGGCCAGTGCCGGATGGCAGTATGCCAAGGACTATGTGCTTAAGAACCTGGCATTCTTCCCAAGCGATGAGTTGGGCGGCAGCTCCAGCACATATTACTGCGACGGTTATTACAATCCAGCAGCTACAAGCGGTTTGCGTGGTGCTAACTTGCTCGGCGATGCGAACCATGGTGACAATGCGGGCTCGTTGTGCCTCACTGGCAACAGTGCTCCCTCGGATGCCAATGCGCGCTGGGGCGCGTTCCTCTGCGAATGGGCAGAGGAGTTCACCACGCAACCATTCTGGTGCAAGGAAGACTAAGCGGGTGAAGGGGGCGTAGCAAGCGCGGAGCGCAAAGCACACCGGCGCGACAGCGCCCCCGCCCGACAGGGCGGCCGATACCGCGGAGCGGTCGGCAGCATTTTTCCGAAAGCAAATAATCATTAAATTAATAATTAAATTGCGCTCTTTGACTTGCTGATACAAAATAAATGTGTACCTTTGCACTCGCTTTCCGAAAAGTGAGAGTTGGTAGAACTTCCAAGCGCGGTTTGCGTGGTGCTAAATTGCTCGGCAATGCGAACAATGGTGACAATGCGGGCTCGTTGTACCTCAATGGAGACTTATTACGTTGATGGAAGTGAGCCAGACCCAATGGTCGAAAACAGCTGAGATGACAGCGAGCCTCGTAACCCTGAAGGGTGAGCGGCATACCTGCCGGGACGTCTTCGCAGACCCCCATCAGACACCTTGAGACCCCGACCAAGACACCGCCAAGACACCTTTTTCTTATCCACAAAGAACCCGTCTTATGCGCAGAATACGCGACAGTCGGAAGAACGAGTCGTTAGACAATGCCTACAAGGCCTACGACAACTATTCCGACCAGAAGCATTCCCGCGACTACGTGCAGGCCTTCGATGCCAATCTTCAGCACAACCTCGAGGAGATTGTCAGGATGATAGCAGATGAGTCATGGGTGCCAGGAGAATATACGGAGAAACTCATATATGAGAGAAAAATCCGTAAGCTGGCTAAGGCTCCCATTGAGGATCACGTTCTGGAGAGTGCTACCATATTGCCATACGAGAAAGCCATCTACGACTACAGCTCGTGGCGTGCCCCAGCCGTAAAACCAGGCTTGGGTACTCATGGCATGTTCCGCCTTCTCAGGAATGAGATATACAAGTGGCCGGTGGAAGACATGGCCTACTATGTTCCCATCGATGCACATCATTACTTCCCTTTGATGGATCATGCCATCCTGAAACAGGAATTGGCCCGTCTGGTAAAACCAGGGAAGCTGCTGAATTTCTTCTATAAGGTGGTGGACAGTTATCCAAATGGCGCACCGCTAGGTATCAAGGTGGCACAGTTGTTCGGCCAGATATACCTGGCACGTTTCGACCGACTGGCCATGAGGTTCTTTGACATAGGCAAGGATCCCGAGAAATTGTCCTACTGGACTCAGCGTTATGTGACAGACAGGATCTGCACGGCACGCACGCCTGAGGACTTCCGTGACCTTTGCCTGGGACCTGCCTATCTGGCACGCAAGTTCCAACGCTATGTTGGTGAGGGCGTGCCGTTCTACTTCCGTTTTGTCGACAATATCCTATTCAGACATGCCGACAAGACTGCTCTGCACATCATTCTCGAACTGGCCATCATGCATCTCTCAAGAGACTGGCATGTGACTGTCAACAAGGACTATAATATCCGTCCCTGTTGGACCGGCATACGCCTTTGCGGCTATGTGTTCTATCCTGACCACGTGGCTGCAGGCAAGCGGAACAAGAAGGAGTTGGCCAGACACGTGAGGAAACTGCAGAAGCTTGGAGTTGAGGAGGAGGACATCAGGATCAGGCTGGCTTCACGCTTTGGATACATAAAACACGCAAACAGTATACATTTATTTAAGACATTAGGTATGGAAAGATCATTAGGAAAGATTATCAAGAACCGCAGGGTCAGACCGCCATTTGAAGGTATGGCCGGCAACCAGAAGGTCAAATTCTCCTCAATTGTTAACATAAGTGAAAATGGGGGGGGGTAAAATCAAAATTTTACTTATTGACTATAAGGTAATGGACTCCAAAATCGACAAGGATACCGTAATGGTTCAGGTCGAGACATCCGTAGGTGGCCAGCAGATGGTAGAGAAAAGCAAGCCGAACAAGGCCTTGGCCATCCGCTTTAAGCGTATCCTTAAAACCTTCGAGGCTGGGGGAGAGGAGAAGTATGTATTCGAGAAGAAGAGGGACGAACAAGGGAACCCTTCAGACCAGGATGCAGAGTACTACAGCTTCACAGGGTCGAAGATCCTGATAGACCAGGCTCTCAATGACTTTTCTATTGAAGACCTTCCATGTCCTACAGTCATTCAGCAATACAAGGGCAAGAACGGTCAGACATTCGTTAAGTTTACATAGAGTATGAACAGACAAGTCTATCAAGAGCGTCGCACGTATCAGAGATACGATGAGTCGCACATCATCGGTTACCTCAATGAGGAAGTATTGGAGAACTACGTTCCCCAGAACAATCAGGGTGGCGAGAGCGAGGAATCGCCAGAGCCGTGGCCAACAGCCTTTGCCTATACTGGCTCTGAGTCTGACGGTGGTACCGTCATGGCCTGTGAGAAGCAGGATGACTCTGGCGAGCTGGCCAACGCCATTATTCGCACCCGCTATACGGAGAGCCAGGAACTGGCCATCCAGCGCCATGCCATCAATGGCGAATATGAGGAGGCACCTCAGGAGTACGAGCAGTATAACTCCTGGTGCCAGTATGCCGTACAGACGGCAAAGGACTGGATTGCGGCTAAAGCAGCACAGTAACATATCAGTGAAGCCTCTGGGAATGCCCGGGGGCTTCGCTTGTATTTTCATGCCTTTCGTTTTGTTTCTATCTTTGTGCAGTACTTAATTCAAAGGAATATGAAACAGAATACGAAAGACTGGATGCAGCACACCTCAGCAATGGCTCTTATAGCCTCTGCCATTGCCATGGGTTTCCTTTGTTTCCTGACAACGCAGGAGATAGGAACGGGACCGCTGACATACATCGGAGAGGCTTTGTCTGCAGCTCTGTTACTGTTTGGTGTAACAAACTACTTTGCCAACAAGGTAACGGAGTTCAAGGATGAGATCAGAAAGGAACTTCAAACCATCAGGAAGGAGGATCTGGATCATGAGGAAAGATGATATCGTCGTTGCGCTGGGGACATGCCATCGCAAACGTGAACCAGGCAAGCAGAGTCCTGATGGCCGTCTGAAGGAATGCGTCTATGGCCGTGAGATAGCATCGGAGGTAGCCGTTAAGCTTCAGGCGATGGGCTACAAGTGCGTCATTGACTTCATGCCGCTCGATCTGCCGAAGCAGATGCAGTCGCCCAGTGCGAAGCAGGAACGCCTGAATGAGCTGGCCATGCGCGTGAACTTCGTGAACGAGCTGTGCCGTCAGAACGGAGCAAAGAATGTGCTCTATGTGAGCATCCACGTGGATGCCAGTGGCAGTGACGGCAAATGGCATGAGCCTGACGGCTGGAGCGTCCGCGTGTCGCCAAAGGCATCTAGCCAAAGCAAAAAGCTGGCAGAATGTCTCTTTGACGCAGCCAAGCAGCATGGCCTTAGAGTGAGGTTCCCAAGCGAGAAGCAGAAATATTGGGAACAGTCATTGAAAGTGCTGAATGAGACGAACTGTCCCGCTGTGCTGACAGAGAACCTGTTCCAGGACAACATAAACGATGTGGCCCTGCTGCTGAGCGACGAAGGCCGTCACATCATCGAGAGAATTCACGTTGAAGGAATCATCAGATATATTGAGAGCTTATGAAGAGCATAAAGATTTTAATATGGGCATTACTGGCCACCATAGTGGCTGTTGCTGCATTGGTCTCGGCTGGAGCCAAGGCTATAAAGGTTGGAGAACTGGAAGCAGATGTTGACCGTCTCAGTCTAGAACTGTCACACGCGCAGATTCCACTGCAGCGTGACACCATCCGTGATTCCATAGAGGTTGTATCGCAAGTGGTTGTCGAAGTGGTACCAAAACACCTGAAGGAGGCGTTGGCCGCTGATGAGAAGCTTATCAAGGAGATGGGACTGAAGATAAAGCAGCTGGAGTCTATGCAGACAACTGTCGTTGAGATCGGTGATACAGTCCCCGCCACCT